AACCAAATGAAGAACAAGTTGAGAATATGAAACTATTAGCTGAAAAGGTATTTGAACCATTAAGAGAGTGGGTAGGGTGTCCAATAAGAGTTAATAGTATGTTTAGGTCTTTAGAACTTAATACTGCCTTAAAAGGCTCTAAAACGTCATCTCATATGAAAGGTGAAGCTATGGATATTACAAGTATGGCTTGTGGTAAAGAAAATTGTAAATCTAACCTAGATATGTTTCATTGGATAAAAGACAATTTAGAGTTTGACCAGCTTATATGGGAGTTTGGCTCTGAACCTAAATGGTTGCACGTTTCTTATAACAAAGACAAAAACAGACAACAAGTATTAGTAACTAAAAAAAGAGGTGTGTACTACACTTATTAATATGGCAACAGATTACAAAACACTTTTAATTAATTTAGGAACATTTATTTTCTCAATGGCAAACGTTGATGTATTTTTAAAGATTACACTTTTACTTTTAACTATTGGGTATACCGCACACAAGTGGTACTTAATGAATAAAAGAAATAATGAGTAAAAAAAAGTTTAAAGATACCAGAGTAGGTAAATTTCTATCTAAAGCTGCACCAAACATTCTTAAAGGTGTTAGTGATGTTATACCAGATGCTGGTATTTTAAAGCTAGTAGGTGGTCTTATAAGCAAAGATGATGCTATCACACCTAAAGATAAAGAAGAAGCCTTAAAACTGCTTGAATTAGATATTATAGAAATACAAGAGGTTTCTAAAAGATGGTCAAGCGATATGTCTAGTGATAGTTGGCTCTCAAAGAATGTGCGTCCAATGATGTTAATATTCTTAACTGTATCAACTTGGTTACTTATACTAATGGATAGTTTAAATTTAGAATTTGGTGTAAGTTCTGAATGGATAGATTTACTTAAATCTTTACTTATTACAGTTTTTATAAGTTACTATGGATCAAGAGGAATTGAAAAATACCAGTATATCTCCAAGAAATAGAATACTATACCAAAATCATTATCTTTTATTTTTAAGTATTTCTATATTTTTTTTAATATATATTTTTAGATTTATATTTATATATATATTTCTAATTATTTATTTTATATATTTGAAGTAATAAAAAAGTGTAAAGTTATTCAAAAAATCAGACTTAAACACACAAAAAGTTATTTATTATTTATTTACCTTTACATATACCAAATAATATATGACTACAAAGGAAGAAATATTAAACAAAAGCAGACCAATAATAATTGGTAACTATTACATATATGCTTTATTGTATAGAAATGAAATAGTATATATAGGACAATCAACATCTTTGATAACCAGATTAGCAGCACACGTTAATTCTAACAAAGTTTTTGATGCTTGGTCAATTATAGAAGCACTCGGCAATTTTGTTCCAACAGAAAAATTTAATGCCATAGAACGTTCTTATGTTTCTAAATTTAAACCAAAGTATAATAAACACTTGTTAAGGTCAAAACCTAAATCAAAAAAAGAAAAGAAATATGAAAAAATTTACAAAAGAATAAGAGCAAAAAAATAAAAGATGGAAAACACAAAATGTATTCAAGTAAGAAAAGATTATTACCTATTAATTGTAGATGATAAATCACTAGGTGAGTTTGAAAGAAGTGAGTTAAGACATATTTTAGAAGTTATAGATAATGCCATCTAAACCAAGCAGAAGCAAAATAGTAAAAAAACTAGATGCTATATTTAGCCAATACATAAGGTTAAAGGATGCAGATCACAATGGTGATGTTACTTGCTTTACTTGCGGTAAGGTATCACACTATAAAAAAGGTATGCAATGTGGTCACTTTCAATCAAGAAAACACTATGCAACAAGATGGTTAGAAATGAATGTAGCGGTGCAATGCGTTGGTTGTAATATGTTTAAATCTGGTGAACAATTCTTGTTTGGTAAGTACTTGGATCAAAAGTATGGTGCTGGTACTGCTGAAGAATTATATATAAAATCAAAAGAAACTGTAAAGTTTTCTACTGATGAACTACAAGATATGATTAAACACTATAAAGACTTGGTAGATAGTTTATAAAAGACTATCTTTGGGTATTCTGTTTTGTTAAGGAAAAGGGGTTTGACTTTATGTCAAGCCTTTTTTTTTGCTTTATAGTTTTGTTATTAAATAATTTGTTTATATTTGAATATTATTAATTTAAACATAACAGAATGAGAACACAGAAACACGATTTAAAAGACGAAATTAAACACCTTGAATATCTTTTGTATAATGCAGAACAAGATCAAGATGCACTAACAGTTTTTTCAATAACTCAAAGGTTAGATGATGCAAAATCAACTTTAATAAATATTCAGTAATGCAAACTAACTTTTCACAAGAAACTGCACAGACAAAATTTGATGAGTATACATTTAGGATAGAAGCCTTATGTAATAGAATAGAAGAACTAAAAGCACAAATAGAAGTATCACAAATATTTAAACAAAATGGATAGAGAAAAATTATTAGATTTGTACAAGAAGTACGAACTAGGAAAAACAGATGTATACAAACATCAGCACTATGTTATAATCACACGACAAGGTATTGAGAAGATTGCAGCAAAAGAAAACATAGCTATTAGTTATGAGGTTGTAAAATGTGATCCAAACTTTGCAGTTGTGAAAGCATATGCAAAAAAAGAAGAAGTACAAATTGAAACCTTTGGTAGTGCATTAAAAGGTGCTAACTATAAAGATGGTAATTGTAATAGTTGGTATGTAATGGAAATGGCAGAGAAACGTGCATTGTCAAGAAGTGTACTTAAGCTAACTGGCTTTTATGAACTGGGTGTATTTGGTGAAGATGAAAGTGACGACTTTAAAAGAAAATAAAAACACTAGGTATAGAGTGTTATGACTATACCAAAATTTAAACTATATATTATGAGTGCAATTATCAACGGAAGTATTAGAGTAGATAGACTACCTAAAGAGAAATTTATCAAAGGAAAAGATGGTGCGGTGTACTACAATTTCACAATAGCGGTTCAAGATGAAACTAGATACGGTAACAACGTAGCGTTTATGGATAGCCAAACCAAAGAAGAACGTGAAGCAAAGGTTGCTAAAACCTATCTTGGAAACGGCAAGGTGGTATGGATGTCACCAGATGGTGTAACGGTAGCTGAAAGAGATGATCAACCACAAGCGGTTGCAGAACCAGCAAGTGATGATTTACCATTTTAATTAGCCTAACTTTTAATAGGGTGTGAGTTTTTAACTTGCACCTTTTTTTTATATATTTAACGAATGACAGAAAAAGAAACAGAACAGAATATGTTAATGGAATTTATAGCAGATACTTGTTATATTGACATTACAAAAAAAATAGATTACCCACCAGTATGTTTAAGCTATGGTGAAAAGGTTATAAGATCTGATAAAGGTGATAGCATCATACCAATAGCATTAGGAACTTTTGGCAACCTATCGGTTATAACTGCACCACCAAAGACTAGAAAAACATTTTTTGTATCATTATTAGCATCAGCTTTTTTAAGTGGTTCAAATATTTATGGTGGACAAATAAAAGGCTTTAGAGGTGATGGTGATTTAATTCACATAGATACAGAACAAGGAAGCTGGCACGCATCTAAAGTATTTAAAAGACCATTAGATATGGATAGCAACATACCTAAAGATAAATATCATACGTTTGCATTGCGTACAGTAGGTTATAAAGAACGTTTACAGTTTATTGAACACTACTTAAAGGAGAATATAAAAGAACCATCTCTAGTCATCCTAGATGGTGTGGCTGATTTGTGTGCAGATGTAAACAACATAGAACAAAGTAATGAGTTAGTAAGTGCATTAATGAGAATTAGCCAACAACAAAACGTACATATCATTTGTGTGATACATCAAAACTTTGGAAGTGCTAAACTCGGAACTGGGCATTTAGGTAGTGCATTAGAAAAGAAAGCAGAAACCGTAATAAGTTTGGAGGCAAACACAGTTAATAAAGATTGGACAACGGTTAAGTGTGGTAGAAGTAGAGGGTACTCTTTTGAAACATTTAGCTTTGAAGTAAACGAAAAAGGATTGCCAACAATAGTAAATGATTTATATGATCCGTTAAAATGATATGGTACAAAAAACAATGATTATAGTTGCTGCAAAGCATAAAGAGTGGGTAGAAATAGTTTTATCTTTTGGTTGTAAACAAGAAACTGCTGAAGATATTGTACAAGAAATGTATTACAAGATACAACTGAAACTTGAAAAAGGCTTGGATATAATGTACAATGAAGAAGAAATAAACTACTACTATATTTTTAAAACTTTAAGAACATTGTTTTACGATTTAAAAAGAAAAGGTAAAAACATTACAATGGTTTCTATGGATGACATACACCTAACAACATCAGATGTAAACTATCAAGAACCATATGATAAAATACAAGAAGAACTATCAAAAATGTTCTGGTATGATAGAAAGGTGTTTGAAATAATAAATGAGGGTGAAAGCATTGCAGAATTTTCAAGGAAAAGTTTAATACATTACTATTCACTTTACAACACATACAACAAAGTAAAAAGCAAACTAAAGAAACTATTATGATAAGTACGTTTGAAAGAGATTTAAAGGTTGGAAAAAAATATGAAGATGAAGTTTTAAAATTAATAAAAAATAAATACCCAAAATCTTATATAGTAGATGGGTATTATAAAGAATGGGATATATATATTCCAGAACTAGAAATAGGTATTGAAGTAAAATCAGATAAAAAAAGTTTAGATACTGGCAACATTGTAATTGAAATAAAATTTAATAATAAACCATCCGCACTATCTACATCAAAAGCTGCTTGGTGGGTAATATATGATGGAGAAAATTATAATTGGTTTACAATTAAAAACATAAAAAAGTGCATAAAAGAAAACAATTTAAAGTATTGTAGTTTTATAGGCAAAGGTGATACTAAAGAAAAAAAAGCATATTTAATAAAAAAAGAAATATTATATAAATACAAAACAATATGAAACTAGGAAACATTATTTATTACATTACAAAGTATACTGGTATAAAATACCTAGTAGATAAATACCACAAATTAAGAGGTACAAAATGTGATTGCAACAACAGAAGAAAAAAGTTAAACGAAATAAAAATTGATAGATGGTAAAATTTACTAAAGAAGATTTTGAAAGATGGAGTGATTTCAGATCAGAACCAAAGAACACTTTACAACCTAATGAGTTTGAACTTATATGCCAGCTACACGCAAAGTACTATAATCATAAATACCATAAACCTTGCACTTGCAATCCAAAAAAAATAAAGTTGTGGATAAAGCAGCTTAACATAATTTGGAACAATGGGAATTAAAAAAATTAATGAGTGGGAAAAGGCAGTAGTGTTTCTTTTAAATCTTGATGGTTGGGATTTAGAACATTGTGGTGATGGTTATTCTAGGTTTGATGCAAAAGGTAAAACACCAAAGGGTGTTGATTGTGTAATAGAGATGAAATTTAGAAACAAGTACTATGAAGACAAGATGCTTGAAAAAGAAAAGTACGATGCTCTAATGGCTTTAGATGTTGTAAAGATATTTTTTGTAAATGATCCTAAAGGAAACTTTATGTATTACCTCAACACTTTAGAGATGCCAACACCAGTTAAAAAGTATTGCCCAGATACAACAATGTGGACAAAGAAAAGACTTTTAAAAGATGTGTACTTGCTTAAAGAAAACCAAGCGGTTAGAATAAATATAAATATAGAACCAAGTTAGTTGTTAAATATTTTGTTTATAATGTAAATAATGTTATATTGCATTATTATTAATTTTAAAAACAGAATAAAATGAAAACTATTAAAAACAAAGTTTACACAAAAAAAGATTTTAACAATGTAATTATACCATCTTGGCAAAGGTGGAAAAATGAAAACAATGTTAAAGATTTAGCAGAAGCGGTTTCTGCACAAGGTCAAATGCGTGATGTATTAATTAGTGTTACAAAAGATGGTACTAAAATATTAACCGATGGAGCACATTTAAAATCAGCAATGTTAGATGTGCTAAACCTTAAAAAAATAAGTGTTAAAGAGATTTATGTGAAAGACCAAGAAGATGCAAGAAAGTCTTTTATATCATTTAACACAAGGGGTAAAGTTTTAAAGCAAATTGATTATGTAGTTAGTTATGCTGGTTCAAACCACAAAGTATATAAAAAGTTTTTACGTGATGTTTTACAAAGCCCAAAAAATTTAAAAGATGCTAATGATGTACATAGTAAACTATTTACAATACCAGCTTTAATAAAAATATTTTTAGGTGAAGCAAAGAACATAAAAAATGGTTCAGCAACCTTAACAAAAAATTTTGATAGAATTTTAAACTTGGTTGAGTATTTAGGTGAAAACTATTTAAAGAATGGAAAACTAATAAAGCATTTAGAAAAAAATGGTAAATCAATGAAATTAAATGGAGGTAGCATAATACCAGTTATGAGTAAAATAAAATCAAATAACATTTTAGAAAAGACTAATAAAGAAATATTAGATATGTTAATAGACTTTACAACATACCATTTTAATTCAACACAAAGTTGTTCATTTACCAAAGATGCAGTTGAGCAAACTTTTTCAACATATATAAAAGAATTAGTTTAATGAAAGGTTATATTTATAGTGCCCAGATACCAATGTTTGGGCACAAAGATATTATAGGGTATGGTACTGATGAATTTTGTGTTAAAGAAATAGAAAAGGATTTAGCTAATAATATTATTATAGAAAATCATTATAGTAAAAAAGTGTATAATGCAACTTACATACATTTAGGTGTATTTATTGAAAATAAATTATTAGGTGTATTACAGTATGGTTATGCTATGAACCCAGCAAGTTGTGGCAGTGTTGTTAAGGGTACTGAAATGAACCAATATTTAGAACTTAACCGTATGTGGTTAGATGATATGGCTAAAAAAAATAGTGAAAGTATGGCTATTAGTTATTCTATTAAATACATAAAAGGTAAATTAAAAACTATAAAATGGATACAATCATTTGCAGATGAAAGATGTGGTGGTTTAGGTATTGTTTATCAAGCTTGTAGTTTTAGATATTATGGTGAACATACAAGTAGTTTTTGGGAATTTGAAAATACAATGTACCACAATACAAGTATGACTGTATCAAAGAAAAGTGAAAGATATAAAAACAATGTTGGTGGTTGTAGATATTTACAAACAAATAAAGAACAAGCAACTAAACACGATTTAAGGCAATTTAGATACATAAAGTTTTTAGACAAAAGCTGGGTTAAGAAATGCAACCATAAAGAACAACCATATTTAAAACACTATAATAACGATTAATGGAAGTAAACAAAGCAGCTTGGGAAAAGTTAAAAAAGCAAATAGAATATCACACACAACAAGATAGTGAGATTACTGATGTGCTTATAAACTACCAAGTAAAACAAGGAAAAAAGAATTATTTAAAACTTAACATAACAATAGATGATTTTACTAATTGATGCAGATAGCTTAATATTTGCTAGTTGTTACAGAAAAAGAGAAACACCAGATGATGAACTATACTACACAAACATAGAAGATAGTAGAGCAAAGTTTGATGAGCAATTTATGTCTATTGTTAATCACCTAGAAGATAAATACCCTATAGATAAAATTTTAACTTTTAGTGGATCAAAGGGTAACTTTAGAAAACTAATCACACCAAAGTACAAAGCCAACAGAAAGAAACAAGAACTGCCGCCACTATTAGATGAGATGCACCAATTTGTAAAAGACCACTACGATAGTATTTGGGGTTACGGTGTAGAAACAGATGATATGGTTGCTAGGTACTGGAAACAAATTAGTGATGATATTGGTAGAGATGAAGTAATGATAGTTTCAATAGACAAAGACTATAAACAGTTCCCTTGCTTGATGTACAACTATCACTACAAGCATAAAGTAATATTAGACATATCAGAAGAAGAAGCTATGTACAATTTCTATGAGCAATGCATTGTTGGTGATACCGCAGACAATGTAAACTACTTTAAAGGTAAGGGTAAGAAGTTTGCAGAAAAACATTTTAAAGACTGTACAACAAAATACCAATACACAAGAAAGTTATATGAATTATTTAAACTAGAATACAAAGGTAAAGCAAGACAAAAATACACAGAGTGCTATCACCTATTAAAATTAAGAACACAATGAAAGATAAAATAGTAGAAGATTTAAAAAGAGAATTTGATATAAGAAGTTGTGTTGGTATAGACAAATACAAAACAACACTACAAGACAATAACAAAGATGATTTCTTGCAGCACCTAAAAGAAGAACTAATGGATGCAGCTTTATACATACAAAAACTACAGAGCAAATGAATTACAATACAGTACCAACAATACTAGAAACGCCAGAACAAGTAAGTGAATTACTTATTACATTAACTGGCATAGATATATATAAACAAACAAGACAAACTGAATACGTTGAGCATAGAGCTTTGCTTTGTCATATATTAAGAAACAAACTTGATATGAGGTGGGTAAGTATATCAGACTTTATAAAATCAAAGGGCAAATCATTTGACCACGCAACAGCAATACACGCAAACAAAATGTACCCTATCTATAAGCGGTCAAGATTTGATTACTATGATAAACTTGAAAGTAACTTTATAGTTAAATCACAAATAGAGTATAGCCAAATAACTAAACTAGAAGTGATACAAAAAAAGTATGCAACACTAGAAAAAGATTATTTCAAAGCAATAGAAAAACTAAACCAATTTGATGGTGGTTATACTAAAAACGAAAAGCAATACAGAACATTAGAAGAAGAACAAAAAACAATGTATGATGAACGTGCAGCTTTAGTGTTAAAGTCTTTTGAATGGAAGCAAAACAATAGTGAGTATGAAATAATAAACTGTGCAACTTGATAGAATTTATAAAAACAATATTGTGTTTAGCATTAAGCTTTGGGTTTCATTGTATAGTATGGGAGGATGATTATGTAAAATCTAAATTCTGGAAAGTATATTGGGCAATAGTTATATTATGTTTATTTCCTTTAATTATGATTATATGATAAAAAAAGAATGGCTATTTATGCAAACACCAAAAGAGAAAGCATACCAATTAGTAAAAGCATTTTATGTAGAAACAACAACAAGCACAGAAGCAAAGAAATGTGCTAAACTACATATAAGTCTTATACTAGAAAACGAAATACTAAAACCATCTAACAATATAGAATACTATCAAGAAGTATTAAACGAAATAGAAAAGCTATGAGCAAGAAACTAATACAAAAGCTACAACAACTATTAGACAAATTACCAAAGGGTAAAGAAAGAAAAGCAATAAGAGAAAGACTGTTAAAATTAAAGCTAAATAAAAACGTTGAGTAATTACGTTATATAATTGAATAAACAAATTTCTATCAAATGGATAAAAGAAAAAATAACGGTGGTGCAAGAGAGGGTGCTGGTAGACCAAAGAAAGCAGACGAACTTAAACTAATAGAAAAACTTGACAACCTTATTGATAATGATGAGGTGATTAAAACACTAGGTAAACAAATACTAAAAGGTGATAGCCGTGCTATGTCATTGTACTTTGGTTACAGATATGGTAAACCTAAAGAAAGTGTAGATATTACATCAACAGATGGGTTTAATATTAACTTTAAGGATATTATCAAATTTAAGTGATAGAGGTAGATCCAAAGTATAACCCTATCCAAACATCAGATGCAAGATACTATATTGTGACTGGTGGTCGTGGGTCGGGTAAATCGTATTCTATAAACTTACTTTTGTTATTGCTCACTTTTGAAGCTGGGCATACAATCTTGTTTACTAGGTTTACACTATCGAGTGCTTACATTTCTATTATACCAGAATTTATACATAAGATAGAAACACTAAACTTACAACACGTTTTTTATATAACAAAAGATGAAATACGAAATAAGCTATCTGGAAGCAAGATAATCTTTAAGGGTATAAGAACTTCTAGTGGTGATCAGTCTGCAAATTTAAAAAGTTTAACAAACGTTACAACTTGGATAATGGATGAAGCAGAAGAACTAAATGATGAAAACATATTTGACAAAATAGATTTAAGTGTTAGAAACCTAAACCAAAAGAATAGGGTAATACTTATTTTAAACCCAGTAACTAAAGAGCATTGGATATACAATAGGTTCTTTGAAGATAAAGGTGTACAAGCTGGAACAAACTCAACTAAAGGAAATACAACCTACATACACACAACTTATTTAGATAATATAGAAAACCTATCCAAAAGCTATTTAGAGCAAATAGAAAACATAAAGAAACGCAGACCAGAGAAATACAAACATCAAATGCTCGGTGGCTGGTTAGAAAAAGCAGAGGGTGTAATATTTACTAACTGGAAAATAGGTGAGTTTAAAAAAGTAGGTGTTAGTGTGTTTGGTCAAGATTACGGGTTTGCATCAGATGAAAATACATTAGTAGAAACCAACATAGATACAAACAACAAGATAATCTATTTAAGAGAGTGTTTTTACTTGAAAGGTCTTACCACATCACAGATAGCTGAACTAAACCTTAAACACGCTAAAAACCATCTTATAGTAGGTGATAGTGCTGAACCAAGATTACTGCACGAACTTAAAGCAAAAGGTTGCAATGTAGTCAAAGCAATAAAAGGTCAAGGTTCAATTACATACGGCATAGCATTACTACAAGACTATGATCTAGTTGTAGAAGAAAACAGTATCAACTTAATCAAAGAACTAAACAACTACTCTTGGTTAGAAAAAAAGTCTAAAACACCACAAGACAAATTCAACCATTTGATAGATGCAATACGTTATTCTGTATCGTATCAACTACAAAACCCAAATAGAGGGAATTACTTTATATCATAAAAGTTATTAAATTATTTGTTGGTATGTTATTTATTTGTATATTGCATTATTATTAACTAACAAAACATATATGACAGAAACAGTAAATTTACCATTAGAAGAATTTAAAAAGCTATATGCTATTAAGATTAGGTTAGAAACCTACTTTAAATATATGCAAGATGACAGAGGTGTGTTAAAAGATATTGCACCAACTTTTTTAGATGATGCAAAAGAATACATCAAAGAATACAATGAACTAACAAATGAGAAAGCATATGTATAGTAATTGTTGTGGTGCAGAAGCATCTTATTTAAGTGATGAA